ACCAGCACCCGAGGGCTATTTTCAAACCCAGGTCCGTGTGACCTTTGAATCCATCGAGGAACTCTGACCATGGCCACTATTCGAGGCGAACAAGGCGCAGTTCAATTTGACGCCGCAGGCAGCAGCAACGCCACGATTGTTGGCACTCGAAGCTGGAGCCTGACAACAACAAAAGAAACACTAGATACCACCAAGCAAGGCGACACCTTTCGTTCTTTTATCGGCAGCATGATCAGTGGCTCTGGCACTGTTGAGCTTGTCTATGATCCTGACGCTACCGGCCAAGCCGCATTTCTTGAGGACGTAATCACCGCTGCAGACACTGCAGACGCTACGTTTGAGCTTTTCACCACTGGCACCAGCGCCGGCACTGATTCTGCAAGTTTTGCAGGCATTATTACTGACATGGAGGTCACCTCTACAGCGGGTGAGCTTGTGACTGTTAGCTGTAGCTTTATTACCAGCGGCGCAATTACTCTCAATCTGCAGTAATAAGGCTATATTTAAGCAGCAAATGTGTTGCTTAAATGGCCACTACTGAACGGACAGTTGACTTGCTGGTTGGGGCGTTTGACCTTAACCAGCGTCGTAGGTTCGAGCTGATGAACGAGCAAGGCGAAAAAATTGTTGATTTGTACTTCAAGCCAATCACCAGGGCAGACCGCAAAAAAGCGCAAGCACTAGCTGGTGAAGAGGCCCTAGACATGAGCACGCAGATGTTGTGCCAAGTGGCTGAGCTTGAGGATGGGACAAAAGCATTTGCTGCTGCTGATGCGGCAAAACTGCAACGCAAACTCCCAGAGTCTGTGCTGAACGACATTGAGTTGTTTTTGTTTGGCCTTACCGAAGAGGTTGACCTAGAAGACGCAAAAAACGACTAAAGCAGGACAAGTGGACTCTGTTTGAGTTTCATCTGGCCTGCGAGCTGGGCATGACAGTCAGCAGGCTTCGCACGGAACTGACCGATGCGGAGCTTGTTTATTTTGCTGCGTTTTACGAGGTCAAAAACGAAGAGCAGGAAAAAGCAATGCATCGCGCAAAGATGAGGCAGCGGTAAGATTGGGGCAGTGCTGAGGCGGTTGTGGCTAGGTCTTCCATTGAGCTAATCGTTGACGCCTCCAAAGCCATTAACCCTTTGAAGAGGGTCACGGCTGCGACGACAAAGCTTGACAGTGCCACTCGAGGCATGAATCAACGCTTGAGGAATAGCAAAGGACGTTTTGTTGCACAAGGTAAGAGTGCAAAGAAAGCTGCGTCTGATATTCAAGGACTGACAGGCGCTGTAAAAGGTTTTGTCACTGCGGCAGCTTTGGCTGGAGCGGCCAAATTTGTTTTTGCCAATACGGCAGAGCTTGAAAAGCAAACCAAAAGTTTGCAGGTTCTCACCGGTTCTTTGGGCACTGCCAAGGGAATTATTAGTGAGCTTCAAGATTTTGGTGCAGTTACACCATTCACCAGCACTGAGCTGATTGACACCGCTAAACGGCTAAAAGCTTTTGGTGTTGAAACTGAAAGCCTGGTCGATATTACAAAGCGGTTAGGAGATGTCGCAGGTGCAACCGGTGCAGACCTTGGCGGCATAACAACAGCGTTTGGCCAAATCCAAGCTAAGGGCAAGCTCCAAACGGAAGAGTTGCTGCAGTTGCAAGAGCGTGGTGTTGATTTAGCCGGGGTATTAAAAAAAGAATACAACTTGACCGGGGAAGAATTTAGCAAGGCGCTGCAGAAAGGTCAAATAAGCGCTGAAGCAGCAGAGTTTGCGCTGAAGAAATTAACTGACACTGGCGGCATGTATGCCAACGGTGCTATCTCCCAATCAGACACATTGTCGGGCAAATTGAGCACATTGGTGGATAATGTGCAAAGGATTGCGCAAGCTCTTGGCGCTCTTTTAGCGCCGATGTTAAAGAAAATTTTTGATCTTACAAATAATGCTTTAACGCAAATCAACGACCTCATGTTTGCGATGACAAACCCTGGGGCAGCGTCTGCGCGAAAAGCAATCCAAGGCGGCAGGCTGCCTTTTAATGTCCAAGGAGCGGCGGAGCTTTTTGAAGGAACCGGCGTTGGAGGCAGAGGCTTAGAAGGGATGCGGGAAGCATCTACTCAGCTTGCAAAAATGGGCGGCAATCGAAGAGATATTCTTCTTCGTTTGATGCAAGACAGATTGGCGGAAATGGATGCTGAGAAGCTTCCTCAGGTTGACACGACGTTGCCAACGCTGCCACCTTTGACTGCGGGCACAACCCCAGGCGGTGGCACCACAAAAAAACTACGCGAGCGAAAAGATTTAACCGTTGAAATGAATGCTTTGCTAGAAAAGCAGCAGCAGTTGGCGCACTCAACTGATGAAATAACAAAGTCACGTCTCAAATTAGAAATTGAGCTGCAAAGAATTATAGAGGCGCAAATGTTGCCGCTTGAGGAGCAACGCGCAATCCGAGACGCCGAAATAGCGCATGAAAAAAACATAGCCAAAATTATGACGGAAAAGCTTGACTTAATCGTCAAATCTAACGAAGTTAGACTGGATGGCGTCAAGAACGTGTTCAAAAATGTATTTGCAGAGGGGCAAAAAATAGATGATGCCTTAGAGCAGCAGGCGGAAAAAATGAGAAACCTATACAAGTCAATTGGTGACAGCATTCAAAGCGGAATTGTTGACTCATTAGTGGCCGCAGTTGATGGGACTAAGAGCCTTGCTGACATTGCTCAAGGTGTGCTCAAGGACATTGGTAGGACTCTTATACAATTTGGCCTGAATACTTTCTTTAATAGCCTTGGCGGCGGCGGAACCGGTGGGGCTGGTGGCGCACTTAGCAGGCTTTTCAAGGCAGATGGCGGCCCCGTAGATCAAGGCAGCCCGTACATTGTTGGCGAGCGCGGCCCTGAGCTGTTTGTGCCTGGACAGTCAGGTCAGGTGGTAAGCAACGAAGGGATGAAGGCAGCCATGAACCGTTATCGACGGACAGGCGGCGCATCTAGTGGACTTGCAAGCGGTGGGGCGGCTGATACTGACGGGGTGGGAGCTGTTGGCGGTGCGGCAATTGATGTCCGTTACACGGTGGAACGAATCAATAATGTGGACTATGTAACAGCAGAGCAGTTCCAGCAGGGAATGCAGCAAGCTGCTCAACGCGGTGCAACAGAAGGCGAACGCCGAACCATGAGATCACTGCAAAATTCAACTGCTGTTCGTAGGAGCTTGGCATTCTGATGGAATTTACTTACGGCCATCTGCTTGATGTTGGCCCCACTGGTGGCTTGAACCAGTACCACTTCCAGAACTATGCGGTTGGCCAGAATGTCGGCATCTATTCGTTTTTGCCGTTTGGCTTCAGTGGAGCGGTTGCTTCATTGCAAGGCGACAACTTAAACGCAACGCTCCAGTTTGCAAACGCCGAGATCACCCGCAACTTTGTCGTTGAAGCGCTGGACAACGTGTATGTCGCCAAGGTGACGACAGTTTTATGGGACTCGTCAACGTATGCCGTGCAGAAGACGTTATATGAGTATTTTGGGGCGTGTTCAGCAGGGGGCTGGGACGAGACCGCAATTCAGATCAGCTTAAATTCAGTTTTAGACGCTGTTCAGGCAAATGTGCCAGGCCGTCGCCTGTATCGGCAGCAGGTCGGCAATATCCCATTCACCTCTCAAGTCAGTGTGTAGTGATCTGATAGGCCGTAAGTATAGCTACGGCAAGGATGATTGCATTCATCTGGTAATCGATGCCTTAGAGCAGCTAGGCATTAAAAATCCGGGAGTGAAGGGCGTTTGGTACGGGATGACGCCACGCGAGGTCTTAAGGGAGCTGAATGTCTTCTGTGACCGGGTTGAACACCCCAGTTATGATGGGGACATAGTCTTGTTGGGCGTTAGGCCGTTGGCCTTCGGAGTCATATGGCAGAGTGGCGTCCTTTACATCAACAGCTCAATCTCCGCAGTGGACTGGAAACCGGCGGAGTACCTTACAATCCGCCGCTCCTACCGTACGAAAAGTCTTTAATACAAGCGATTGGCTGCAGTGAGGATGAATATCGCGAGTTAATTCGTCATGCAATGTCGCGCCAACGAGTGCGGCCAGCTGAGTATGACCATATACCTGAAATTGTTGCAGGGCCAGTACCTGTAGTCCCAATCCTTATTAGTCTTGCGATTGGTATTGCGTCAACAGCAGTCAGCGTATTACTTGCACCAAAGGCTCCTACTGTCGAGCCTCTGCAAAATAAGCGTGGAGTTAGGGGGCGAAAACTTGCGGATCAAATTGGCCCAACACGCTTCAATCAAGCGACTAACTTTGACAATATCTCAAGTCTCGCTGAGCTTAATCAGCCAATCCCAATTCCATTTGGCAAGCGTGGAACTGGGTTAGATGGAGTCTTAACAGGCGGCTTGATCCTTGCGCCTGCATTGGTATGGAGTCGGCTTTATGCGTATGGCGCATACCAAGCATTTGAAGGCGTTTATGTCGCGGGTGAATTTGGGGTAGACGAGCCAGACCTTGCTGGAATTTTGATTGGGACGGCGGCACTCAACTCTTTGGGCAACAAAGACTTTGCGTTGTACTGGTCATCAGAGCAAGGCAGCAATCGACCTGCCAAATTGCTGCATGGCACTGAAGGCCCTGGTGCTACTGGCACGGTTGGTAGAGCAATCTTTACCGCTCCAACAGATGACGGTCAATTTAGCAACGGCTTTTCAATGGCCTACACCCCAAGCGGGGATACTACGTTTGGAACAAGCACGCCAATCCACAACGGCAGTGCATACCGCTTCAACTGGGAAGTAATAAGCGCACCTTTTGTATCAACGCTAGGGCCTGACAATGTAGACCCACGCCGTGAAATACAGGCAAAACGCCGCAAGATCGCTGGCAGCTTGGCCGATGTTTTACACATTCGGGGAGAAGAGGCAGGGCAGCCTGGCGTCGGCAGGGCTTATTCACGGCACATGGGATTTATCAAGCACAACACGACTCAGTATGAAAACAGAACGATTGTGTCTATTAGCGAGGGAGACACAGCGGTTTTTGAAATTGACAATAGAGATTCTGAATGGGAAGACCTTGAAAAAAGCGATTTTGCAGATACAGAAATAAACTTAAAGGATCTCGTTAATACCGCTAAAGGTTGGCGAGAGCGGGCGTCTGATTTGCTTGTCGTTGGAACGAGATGGATCATCGGCGCAAGCTCTTGGATTGTCGAGGAAAGGACTAACACTGGGGACCAAATCTTTATCACTTTTAAGTGTGTCGCCGTTTTGGGAGTGGCTGAGATTGGCATTCCAGGGCGCAGGACTGTCGAAGAGCCTCTTGCAGGGTATGAAGGCGATACATTTAACGCAAACAAGCATTGTGGGGCGGCGTTTTATAACGTGTGCCGCTTGAATATTGCAACAATCCGCCCGGTACGCAGGGACGCTGAGGTGATTGAGCTTGGCATTAGAAGCCAAGTTTGGAATCGTGCTTCTGGCTTGTGCAACTTTAACGCTATTCCTTCGCCTAACAGGCTGTTCCAGCTGGACGAGGATGACATTAATTTATCCACGCCACGCATGGATAAATACTTCAAGCGTTCATCCTGCTTTTCAATCTGGGTTCGTCCTGTCCAAGAGTATGGCCAACCGCAAAACTCTTTTGTCCGCATCCCCAAAGTATTTTGCGTGCAAGGCAGCGCACCTATCAACCAAAACAATTATCTAAGAATCCGCCCAAGAACAAAAGGATTTTATGAGTATCGCTTAATACCCCGCACAGGTTCAGATATTGCCATCAATAGCCTTGATGAAAATACTGTGACTGTCCTTGATTCAACAGAGGGCACCCCATACACGGGCACAGCAGTTGGCGTCGATTATGACACCAATTACGGAAGCTTTAGAATTACGACTCAAGGCAAAGAAGTAGCGATTGCCAAAATCAAAGAGAATGGCGAACTATTTACCGACCCAAGCCAGATAGCGGACGATGGATCAACCAACCAGCCGACCAGTGTGCAATTTACTGGCGCAAGTCCAAACAGCAGCAATATCTATTTATTCAAACATGCTTTTTATACCCAAGCTCTTGGTTTAGCGAGAAACGCGCCGGGGAGAACAGGAACAAGCACAATTCAAGTTAATCTTGGAGGAGGGAAGAGTATTAGCATTTTGATCAGAGCTGATTCGCGCCCCGGCGTTTTAGGTGTAACAGTTGGTCCAAAATATGTTCAAGCGAATGGAGGCAGCAGTTACCTTTGGGAGAATGTTCAGTTTACTGTTGCCGCCTCTACAGGGGATTTTTCGCGAGGGGATACTTTTAATCTTGTCCAAAACGTAAATAACGATTTTTCCAATTACGCTGCCACCCAAGGGCCTCGATACTCAAGCGTTAGTTTTAGTTTTTACGTTTCGGCTACAACTGTCGTTGTGCCTGGCGTCGTTCAAGGTGGCGAACGTGCGTTTGAGTTGAACTCGCAGGTTTCAGATTGCAGCCATTACACCGAACTCACAAAATCCAATGAGTCTGGCCCAGAGCATGAAATTGTTTACGTTAATGAGTACATATCAAACAACGAACCTGCCAATTATGACGCCATGTCAACGATTGGCTTTACGGTTAAGTCGAGCGGAGAGATCGCAGCACTTAACCAGCTGAGGCTTTATTCAGAGACTGGCATCCCCGTCAGACGCTTGATTGAAAACGACGATAAGCCGAGCAACTTGTTTGCTGACCTTGTTTTTTACTTGCTGACCAACAAAGCCCAAGGCGTTGGCAATGTCGTCCCGGCAGAGCTTATTGACGAAGATGCGTTGAGGACAACTGCTCGTTTCTTGCGAGCAAATAGAATTTTTTATGACGGTGTGCTTGAAGATAGCGAAAGTTTCCGCAGCTTTTTGTATGACAACGCTTCTCTACAGCTATGCAATTTCACGATTAAAAACGGTCGGTTTGGAATGCAACCTGCATTACCGTTCAATTCAAATCATGAGATCAGCCTCGACCCTGTAACCGTTGAGCAGATTTTTACTGCTGGCAACATCATTGAGGATTCACTGCAGTTGCAATACATCGATGTTTCACAGCGGTCAAATATCCGTGGTCTTGTCAGCTGGCGCGTAACCGTGCAAAACGACTTGCCATATCAGGCATCAGCGTTGCTGGAGTGGGCTGATCTGTCTGCCAGCCAAAAGGCGACAACAGAGCAGGCATTTGACCTGAGCGAGTTTTGCACCAACCGTGACCAAGCTTTGCGGACGGCACGTTTCTTGATGAGCACTCGCCGTCGTGTCACAAAAACTGTCAGCTTCAAAACTATCCCTGACGCTTTGAGCGTGCAGCCTGGCTCTTACATCCGGGTGATCACAGAAGCCAGCACCTACAACTCCGCTGCAAACGGTGCGATTACGGATGCTGGAACGCTGGTGAGCGTCACGACGGTAAAGGATGGAACGTATGACGCATTGGTCTACGACCCAACTACGCAGTCGGTGATTGAAACGCCACTAACGATTTCAGGCAACGCTGTTACGGACTCAAAATTCAATGGCACTTTGTTCACCCTGCTGGGCGGCGATACGGACTACAGCGTTTATCAGATTGAAGAGCTGACCTTGGATGACGCTGGTTTGGTGTCCATCAGCGCAGTTGAAGTGCCCACTGATGCCTCTGGGGTTAGCATCGTGGCTAAGGACGTTTTGACGCCGAGCAACTTTACGGTTCTTGAGTGATGGCTTTCCCAACGCTGACGCCAACTAGCCGTGACTTCACTGCAGGGAACTTTCCTAGCAAGACGTTTAATTCGCAGTCAGGCGCAGAAGTCCGCATCTTGTATGGATCGCGGCGCGTCAATGCCACGCTGAATTTGTCTTATGCCAATGTCCCAGACGCATCCGCAGAATCATTCCTGACTGATTACAGCAGCCAGCTCGGCACATTCCGAACATTTACGTTGCCATCAGCAGTCTTTGAGGGCTGGTCTGGAACGGTATCAACGCTTGACGCACCACCGGGTACAAAGTGGCGTTATGACGCTGAACCGCAGGTCCAGGCTGTGCGTCCGGGTGTTAGCAGCGTTACAGTGGCATTGCGAGCGGTGGCGTAATGGCAAAGGTTTACACCGGTAGAGATGGCGTTTTACAGCTGTCTGGAGCGACCCTCGCCAAGGTCGTTAATTTCAGCCTGCAGGCAGATTTAGAAACGCTCGAAACAACAACACTTGGCGATAGCTTGCGTAGTTATAGCCCTGGCGTTTTGGGTTATTCAGGAAACGCATCTTTGCTTTATTACAAGGATGACTCTGGGAGCATTAACACTGCAAACCTATTAAACAAGTTGATCAGGACAGGTACTGGAGGCGTATCAAGCAGCGACACTGTTGAGCTGACTTTGCGTTGGGTGGATGGAACGGATGAAAACGACATCAAGCTAACTGCTTACATTACAAGCGCAACGATTGGAGCATCAACAGGCGAGATCACCCGTGCTGACATTTCATTCACTGGAACGGGTGCGCTTTCTACTGCATCGATCTCATGAGCGTTTATTTAGGCACGTTTGGTGATGTAGAGCTGCAACGTGAGTTTGACGGTAGCGAGCTGCTATCTACCATCAACGTTTCAGACGTTAATGCAACGGCAAAGCGGTTTAGCTTTGACTTTGAGCATGGCCAGTTATTGAGTGGTGATCAAGTTGAAATTACGAGCACCGACGGCTCAGCACTTGATTTTATTAATGGCTACACGGCCACCAGTATTAAACGATTCATTTATGTAGACGAACTGGATGGCATCCGGCTGTATGAAACATTCTCTAATGCAGTCAACGGCGGTTCAGCTAATGCGATTGCCCTTGCTACTCCAGGAAATGCGATCCCAGTCAGGGTCAAAGTGGCAAACTCTGATCGACGCTTGCTTGTGCAATGCAACGGCTATGAGCTGAACACTGAGCGCGAAACAGTTGATACAACAACTCTGTCAGATGAGTTTCGTAGCCGGATTAGTACGTTGATGTCAGGCTCAGGCAAAATGTCTTGCTTTTGGGAGTATCTCCCTAGTGGAGACAATGAGCTACCTAATTATCTTTTAGAGCTGCAATTGCGTACCAGAGTGGGCAGCCAGTTTAAGGCAAGATTTTATATTAAACGTGCAGACCACAACCCCAGCGGTATTGCAAGCGCAAGCAATGACGAGATTTGGTATGAATTTGAAGGGGTGTTGACAGGTTGCGCGGTTCAGTTTTCCCCGTCAAATGCGGTGCAAATAGAGGCTGATTTTATTACAACAGGGCCGATTGAGATCAGGATGGATCTTGAGGTCCCCGAGAAGCTGCTGCAGGAGAACGCTGATGACATCTTGTTAGAGCAGGGCACCAACAACACGCTGATGTTGGAATCATCTGCTTAAAGCCTTAAACTGGGGCCATCGCTTGGCCTTAGGTAGAGAACCCCATGGCAGATCTCAAGATTAGTCAGTTGCCAGCTTTGGCGGGCAGTGATCTGCTGGCCGCTGATCAGCTTGCTGTTGCGGACACCAGCGCAAGCGAAACTAAGCGAATTACAGTCACTGACTTGGTTGGCAATGCGGTCACGTTGATCGCTGATGCCACTATCCCCGGCGCAAAGATCCTTTTCAGCGCAGGCGGTGTTGCTGGAACGGCCATTGCTGACGGAGGCGTCACAACCGCCAAGCTTGCTGCAGACAGCGTTACGGCTGCCAAGCTTGCGGATGAGTCAACCGTTGACCTTGTTACAACGCTTCCTGCTGCTGGTGCGTTTACTGGTCAGATTGCGCTTGATACTGACGACAGCAAAATTTATGTCTGGAATGGCTCAGCTTGGGTAAGCGTTAAAGGCGCTGGTTCGGTCAACGTCGTCAACGGCAGCACCACTGGCGTTGTCAACATCACGTCAACGACAAGCGGCGATACTTGCACGATTGCTGCAACGCTCGACGATACAAGCGCTGCCGCTCAATTCCTTGGTGGACCGACTGGTGCTGGCGGCACTGTTGGTTATCGCACCATCATTGGCACTGACCTGCCAACGCCGACCACTTCTGCCAAAGGTGGCGTCATCGTTAATGGCAACGGCCTTGCGATGTCTGGTGACACGCTGACTATTGACAACACAGTCACTGCAGAGGCTAGTGAAAATCACATTGTTCAATATGACGCGAACGGTCTTGTAACCGGCGGTCGTGTCATTGCCGCTGCTGACGTTCCAGTTGCAACGTCTTCAACGGTTGGCGTCATCAAGCCTGGATCGGGCTTGGGTGTTGATGCCGCTGGTCAGGTGAGCCACAACAACAGTATTACTGCGGGCACAGCAGCCAAGGTCTCGTTTGACACTGAAGGCCATATCACTGCAACAGAGGCATTAGCGGCCTCAGATATTCCCAATCTTGACGCTTCAAAAGTTACGACGGGCACCCTGCCTGAAGCTCGGATTGGAAGTGATGCAGTAACCGCTGAAAAGTTGGCTGATCGCTCCACCGCGACGATTGCAGAGAGCACTCCTACAGGCGGCGCCTTTATTGGGCAGTGCCACTTAAATTCAATTACGGGCGACTACTTCCTTTGGGACGGAAACGTTTGGCAGCCGATTGGTATCAGTGTTGGCGAGATTGTGCTTGCTGGTACTTACAACGCCTCAACCAACAAAGTGGCGACGGTTACTTCTGAAGGCACGGCGTTGAGCTTTGTCGTTGGTAGTGCGTTGCCTGCGGCTTCTAGTGCAAATAAGGGTTATTACGTTGTCGTCAGTACCGCTGGCACTGGTACGTCTCCGGCTCCCACTGTTGCGTTGAACCCGCCTGACTTCCTGCTGTCTACAGGTACGTCATACACAGAGATTGACGTTTCATCGACGGTTACTGCGCAGCAAGCCTCAAACGTTGCGTTTACCGCTGCAGGCAATATTGGATCAACCAATGTTCAGGCTGCGATTGAAGAGCTAGACACTGAGAAAGCACCTAAGGCCAACCCAACACTGACTGGAACGGTGGCGCTGGGTGAAGACGCTGTTTTGACGTTTGAAGGTGCAACGGATAACGCGTTTGAAACAACGCTGACAGTTGCCGATCCAACAGCAGACCGGACAATCACGCTGCCTAATGTGACCGGAACTGTCTTGACGACTGGGGACACAGGAACAGTTACCAGCACAATGATCGTCGATGGCGCGATTGTTAATGCTGACATCAATGCTGCTGCTGAGATTGCAGTTAGCAAGCTGGCGAACGGCACTGCACGTCAACTGTTGCAGACTGACTCGCTTGGCAGTGGCGTTGAATTCACCAGCAATGTGGATGTTCCTGGAACGCTGGACGTTACTGGAGCGGCAACACTTGATTCAACGTTGGGTGTTGCGGGTCTAATTAGTGCAAACGGGAAGGTGAAGTTCCCGGCTGGTACGGTAACTGCTCCTAGTTTCCACTTTGGGACTGATACAAATACGGGTCTATATCACCCCGCGGCAGATAAAGTTGCGATTACGACTGGTGGAACGCAGCGCGTCATTGTCGACAGCTCTGGCAAAGTCGGCATCGGCACGTCGTCGCCTACTGCAAAGTTGCACGTACAGCAATCAGCAGTTACCAGTGCTCCAAACAGATTGGCGGCGTTGTATCTAGAAAATAACGCAAATTGCGAACTTCAATTTGTTGGCAATTCGTCTAACGATTGTCAGCTTCGCTTTGGAACTACCAGCAATAGCTTCAAAGGTGCTCTTGAGTATGAATTAGATAACAATAATTTGAAGGCTTACACAGACGGCAGTGAGCGGCTGCGTATCGACAGCTCGGGCAACGTATTTATCGGTGGTACGTCTGCTGCAAATGCAGATATTGTGCTGAATGCAAACGGTATTGAAACTTATGGATCCGTCAGTCTTGGCGGCGTCCCCTCTTCAGCGCCCAACATTAAGCTGAATCCTGGTGGAGTTATTGATGCCGTTGGGAATATCAACATTGGCCCTAAAGATGCTCAAGGAGTTCCCAAAGCTAAAATTAATGGCGGTAACGGAAATATTTCAGCTGGCACTTACAACGGTATAAGCATCAAACTGGGAGGAGGAACCGGTGGTTCTAATTTCTTCTTTGGAGGTCTTACTAATGGACAGGCGCTAACAACAGCCAGCAACGTCATCGGTATTGGCGCTCAAGCTTGTAAAGCAGTTACTACCGCAGGCGGTAATATCGGCATCGGTTCTAGCACCCTGCTTAATACAACAACAGGTACACACAATATTGCTATTGGTACGACGGCGTTAAACACCAACGTTACTGGTACTAAAAACATTTGTATCGGTCAAAACGCAGGGAAGCAGCTTGAGTTAAGCAATAACACTATTATTGGAAAAATTGAAGGCGATTCAACACTTGCGAATACGATTATCCTTGGTGCGGGTGCTACTGAACGGGCTCGATGTGATTCAAGTGGTAACTGGGGACTAGGTACGTCCACGCCAACAGAAAAATTGGATGTTAATGGGGAAATAAAGTCAAACGGAGTTAACACTGACGGCACGATTACACTAATAAATACTGCTGACAATACGTCTTCAAGGTCTAGATTTATTACCTACAACTATTCGGATGGTGATGGTGCCGCTATCGTTAGCAAGCGAGAAAGTGGAAATGCGGCAACTGATGTTTTTCTAGCTTTCAGAATCGGTGGCGCAGACCCTAGTGACGAGAAAGTTCGCTTTACTCCAAGCGGCAACGTCGGCATCGGCACAACCTCGCCTGGTAACAAACTGCACGTCGTTGACAGTGGTGCGACAGGTATCCGCTC